GTGGGAAATCGACCACGCCCCGCGCTTAACCCCCGAACAAATACGGCACGAGTGTGCCGCCCACTACACCCCCGCCTGCGCGGGGAAAAGGAGACACCCATGAACATCACCATCCTCAACCTCACCCAGAACCCCGCCACTACCGACCAAATCGCGGCTGGCGTGCGTGACCTGCAAGGGCAAGCCCTTGCCATGCTCAAGGAATCCCTGAACTTCGCCGAACTTCCAACTGTTGAAGACATCCGCCAACGGGCGGAAGACATCGCAATGCTCGCATCCGCGTGGCATGACGCGGAAGACCCGGAAGGCGTAACTGCCCGCGCCTGCATGATTGGCGGCGCCCCCTTCTTCATGGGCGCGCTAGAAGCGGCTTTATACCGCCGCGACCTCACCCCGCTATATGCCTTTTCTCGCCGCGAGGTGGTGGAGAACACCAACCCGGACGGAACCGTCACCAAGACGGCTGTCTTCAAGCACGAAGGCTTCGTGGCCGGGGGGATTGTATGAGCATCCCCTACACCAGCGCCGCCTGCGACCTCATCAAACTGTTTTCGCCGACAGTGGCAAAGACCACGCACATGTGCGTAACCCTGACACCGACACATGCCAAATTCACCGCCCACTTCTGCGGACATCATCAGATCGAGGCGGATTTCACGGCGGAAGAATGCCGCTTTTCCCTGCTGGATGAAATAGAGGAAAAGCATGGAGTGGGCAAGTCCATCTTTTACGGCTATCGCGACCCCGCCGACATGAAAGAGTCCATCCGCGTGCAGGCGGAGGCCATTATCGAAGGAGCAGAACAATGATTACCCGCAAATACGACAAAGACATTGAAACCCTGCGCACGCATTTCCCCAATGCCACCTGCTTCACAGCGCAATATCACGACACTCACGCCCACGCGACCATCACTCACGGCACCGACTGTATCAGCATCTCGATGGTCGGATACGACGACGGAACAGGTTACCTCCTGAACGGAGATATGAAATTCGACACCTTGGCTGACCTGCTCGACACCTTCGACCCACCGGAGGCCGCATGAACTACGACGTCCAAACCATCCGCGACGCCATCGACATGATGGATGACGACCCGCAAGCGCGAGCTGCTTTGCGCCTTGCCTTGAAAAACTTGGAAACTGAAGAGGAATAAGCCATGACATTACCCGTATCCCCGGAACTCATCCGCGACGTTGCCAACATCGCGGGCATGACTGATGCCAACGAGTGCGCAGCCGTGCTGGCGAACAGCATCATCCCGAGCGGCGCCAAGCCTGCCGAAATCGTGGCATTCCTTGCCATCGCCAAGCAGTACAACCTCAATCCCATCACCAAAGAAATATACTCATTCGCCAATCGTGGCGGGGTACAGACCATCGTGTCAATCGACGGCTGGATCAAAATCATCAACAGCCACCCGCAATTCAACGGCATGGAGTTTGACGATCACCTCGATGCCAACGGTGCATTGCAGTCCGTCACCTGCCGCATCTACCGCAAAGACCGCGAGCACGCGGTCGAGGTGACAGAGTACATGAAAGAGTGCCGACGTGGCACCGAACCGTGGAAACAGTGGCCGTCGCGGATGCTGCGCCACAAGGCAACCATTCAGGCCGCGCGCTACGCCTTCGGCTTTTCCGGCATCGTTGACCCCGACGAAGCCGAGCGCAGCGTACAGACCGGCGGCGCGGCGGAAGCCGTGGCGAGTGACGAACAAGTGGCTGCCATCCTTGCCCTCGCCAGCGAGACCGGCACCGAACCTAGCAAGATTGCCGCCGCCCACAATGTGCCGGATGTGTACTCACTAAGTGAGAAAAACGCTGAAAAAGCCATTGATCAACTGACGCGGAAAAAAGCGCGGTTGGAAGCAGAAACGGCACAACAACAAACCCCGCCACCACCGCCTACCGACGATGACGAAATCCCGGTGTAGGCCATGAAAGACTTAATCCTCCTGAACTGCGAACAAGGCAGCGAGGCGTGGCACCAAGCCCGCCTCGGTATCCCGACGGCCAGCCAGTTTGACCGCATCGTTACCGCAAGCGGCACGGCGAGCAAACAAGCAACCGGCTACCTAGCCGAACTCTTGGCCGAACACATCACCGGTCAGGCAGAAGACAACTATCAGAGCGCAGACATGCAGCGCGGAATCGTTCTCGAACCTGCCGCCCGCGCCTACTACGAACTCGAAAGCGGAAACGACGTCGTGCAAGTCGGTGGCGTGTACCTCGACGACAGCAGAACCGTCATGGCCTCGCCGGACGGGCTGATCGCGGGCATGACGCGCGGCCTGGAAATCAAATGCCCGAAACTCGCGACGCACATCCGCTACATCCTCGAAGACGCACTGCCGGCGCAGTATGTCCTGCAAGTCCAGGGCGGTATTTGGGTAACAGGGTATGACGAATGGGACTTCGTCAGCTACTGCCCGGAGTACGACGCGCAGCCCATCTACATCAAAACCATCAAGCGCAACACCGCCCTGATTGCGCAAATGGACAAACACATCCGTGCCTTTTCGGCGCGACTGGAAAACCTGAAGGGAGAAAGAAAATGGCAGGCGTGAACAAGGAGGCAAGCTATGGTGAAGCACCATAAATATATACAGAACATCTACGCGAGATTTCTTTCAAAGACCGACACGCAAGGATTCCAACATGATATGTGTTGGATATGGAAGGGAGCAAGCAAAGGTAATGGATATGGAAATATACGACATAACCAACACAATATTACTGCGCATAGGCTTTCGTATATGTTGTTTGTGGGTGATATACCACAAGGAAAAGAAGTATGTCACAAATGTGATAACCGAAAATGCGTAAATCCAGATCACCTATTCCTAGGTACAAGAGAGGACAATATGCAAGATGCTAAGCAAAAGAGGAGAACAACTGGCGGCTCTAGAAAACACTTGAAAGAAAGTGATGTACAGGAAATTAGACAAAGATTAGCTGCCGGCGTCCCTCTTCATATTATTTCCGCACGATTCAATATTACCCAAGAGCGTATTAATAGTATTAGGCGTGGCGATACATATTCAGGAGTAAAAAATGGCATCATTAAATAAGTGTTTATTCATTGGAAGAATTGCGGCTGACATAGATTGCCGATATACCCAGAATGGGGAGCAAGTCGCTAATTTCCCAATAGCTATCAATGAACGGTATAAAGATAAACACACGAACGAACTACGAGAGAAAACAGAATATGTGCGCGTCGTGGCCTTCCGCAAACTGGCGGAAATCATCGGCCAGTACTGCAAGAAAGGCGACCAGATCTACATCGAAGGCAAGCTGCAAACCCGTAAGTGGTCGGACAAGAACGGCCAAGACCACTACACCACTGAAATCATCGCCGACCAGATACAGATGCTTGGCAGCAAGGAAGACCGTGGGCAACGAGAGCGGCAAAGCGAGAAGCCGGGACGGTTCCCCGATCCGCAGCCGAACCACGACCCGCAAACCTTTAATGACGATATCCCCTTCTAGGAGCCACCCATGACCGACTGGAAATACCCGCAAGAACCCAATAATGACCCCAGAAACGCCAAATATATCGTTTACGACCCGCACGTTGACGAAACCTATTTATGCCCGACAGAAGAGGATGCGCTGGCAATCGCCCAAAATGCGCTGGAAAGCAACTGGCCGGATGAAGATAAAGGCAGCTATATCGCCGCTATCACCGTCACCCCAACCCACAAAGCCGTCATTGCCGAAGAAGAAGCCGACGAATACCGCAAATACTACGAATACCGCATCGAGAAAATTGCCCCGTAGTTGAAAGAACAGAAAACTAACCGTGGTCATCATGACCACAGACGAGAGGAAACCATGAGCAAAAAATACATCTTTGAAGGTTACTCGGATGACACCTTCGGAGAATACGGAATCAGCAACATAGACCACGACGACAGCGGGGCAGGCTCTATAAGGGGGTTCATCGTGTCGCGCCCCGGCGGTGAAGGCGTACTGATCACCGGCCAATACAACAGGGCAGGCATGTGGCACATCGGTATGTCCTTGCTGAACGAAGACAAGCCGCTGAATAAAGACGAATGGCAAATCAGCTTTGAACCAAACGAAGAGGCGGCGTATCGGAACCGCCTGGTTGTGAATGCGCCGGACGATGCCTGGATACAACGTATCACCGACAGCGAATAATGGAGGAAACATGAAGCTCAAAAACTTCAAACCGCGTCCCATGCGGGAAGTCGAATACTACGGCGTGACCATCAGCATCCCCGCGGAGCATGAATGGGTGGCGACGGGCGACGATGGAGTCGTGCGCAGCTACCCAATAAAACCAGAGGAACTGAACGGGATGTGGGTAGTCCCACAACGCCACGGGATGGAAGACGTGCGTATTGGCTCGTTTACCCTTGCCGGTGAACCAGGAGCCATCAGAACCCTGCGCCATTACCCGATAGAAGGAGAAATGACCGACGAACACCAGTTGGGACTGGCCGAAGCGCAACTGCTTGGCTATGCCCATCGCCGTGACGGATACGACCTGGCGGCGCTAGTAGATGCGATGGGGCTGACGTCTGCCGAGTGGCAGGAATTACAAGACAAGTACGCCATGCCCTATCTGAGTGATGACGACCGCTCTGTTATTGCTCAACAGTTGAAACAAAGGGAATAACTCACACCATTTTTGCCGGCGTTTTTAGGAAATTTTTCGCGTCGGCCGGACAAGCGGTGAGTGTCCGCAACAACCACCGCAGCATCCGCCAATGCCA